CCAATGTGACAGCTTGCTTTACATTTTTAGCAACACCAAGAGGAACAGCCGCGCCCCCAGCAAACTCAGAGCCGTATGCTTTTATAGGATCTGTCTCCCTAAACTCACCAATTCGCTCACGCTCTCTTTGTAACTCTTGTTGGTAAATATCACCTAAAGACCTATCATCACCACTTACAATTTTTTTAAGGCCAGCAGTTCCGCCTGCAATAATTTCATCACCAAACCCAAAAGTAGCACCTTGGAATAATCCGCGAGCTGTACCCGTTAAATCTCCGCCGACACTTGGCTTATTAGCGTTGTTAAAGCCAACAGTTTGTCCTTGCTTGCCAGCTTCTACAAGAAAATCTGTTACCTGATTTTTTTCTAAATCTAACTGTTTAGCAAAACCAACTAATGGTTTGTCGCTGTAAAACTTTTTATAAACGCCAAACAATAATTGGGCGTCAGTTTTATCTTGGTACTGTGGGTACTTTTGGCGCAGTTTTTCAATAGCTGACATTATTGCTTACCTTATTAATTAAGACCTAGTGGGTCATTATTTTCCGCATCTATTTGTGGGGTACTATTTCCTGTAACACCTAATTTTTCGTAATATTCTTGCTCTGACCCACCCATAACGTAATGCATCAATGTTTCTTGAACAGCTTGTTGCACTTTTGTCTGCTCTTCAATCGCCTCATTTAGCCATATTCTTAAATCTTCTGGTGATAAAGTTGATGATGGCATTGCCGTACTTTTAGCTAAATCCAACTCACCCTTACTTAATGCGCCAAATGTAACAGACCCTATAACATTTAAGGCAAGTTCGTTTCTAATTTGATTGATAGTTGCAGACGCCGCAGTTACATCTGGTAAGAAATTAACAAGGACACCAGTTTGGCCACCCTTATCCAACTGCTCTAATACTCTTTTATATTTATTAATATTGCTGGTAACCATAGTATTAGTTTGCTTGGCTTGGTCTACCATTTTACCTCGTGCAATGCCTCTACTCTCTGCAAACTTTTTATCGCCAGCAAGTTTCACCTCAACTTCGCCTTTGCCTTCTGCTTTAGCTCCAGCAATTGCCTTTTGATTTTCAAAGTTAGTTTCAGTTGCAGTTCTGACAAATTTAATTGCCTCTTCGCCTGATAGAGTTCTGTTATCTGCCGTTCTAACTTCTACTTTGCCATCTTTGTATTTAATCATTACGCCAGATAGATCTGGTAAGTCTGTTACAGACTGCACATTAACATTTCCAGTTAATCCAGCTTTATACAGCTCTAGTGATCTTTTCTTTTCAAATAATCTATCTTGCCCTCTTTCCTCTAACAACAATTTAGTTGCGTCAGATGGCGTTAAAGCTCCAGATTGAACAGCTTCAGCTAAATCATTTCTATTAATAGATTTTAAATATTCTACTGTTTTATTTTTATTACCACCAGCAACTCTTTGTGCGCCACGCTCTCTAATAGCCTCGCCAGCTCTTAGCTCTGGCAATATAAGTGGGTCTAAACTTGCCGCAAAATTCTCTAGCCCAGATAATCCTGTTGTGCCAGATCTTGTGGTAAGTTTATCAAATAATCCAGCCATGCCAGTTCTTGGCTGTGGCTGACCCTGCATCTGGGTTTGACCACCGCCAGTTGCCAGAGGATTAACTTGCTTTTGAATTGCCTGTTGCTGTTGCAATGGGTAGTTTCTTTGCAAATTTGTTTCCTCTAATGGGTTTCTACTTGGAAATCCGATCATTATTTCATACCCCCGATTACATTAGCTCCGAGCTGTAAGTAGTTGAAAAGGCCAGGATTCATGCTGTTTGTTGTGCTAGATTGGTTGGGTGTTGAGCCTAGCGCCGCCAATGGCGCAGATAGTGCTTGCATTGGTGAACCAGTGTATCCTGCATATTGAGCCTTAGCCGCATCGATAAGTGCCTGTTGCATTCCCTGTTGTAGAATACCTTGCTGTGATTGCTGATTTTGGATTGCTTGACCAGTGCCAAATGCCTGCTGACCTAATGCACCCATTTGATTTGCCGCCTGCAACTTAGCTTGGTTTGCATTAGCCAATGCATTCTGATTAGCTATTTGAGCAGACATCGCATTGGTTGCGCCGTATTGATTTGCTTGATTTAGCGCCGCCATGTTTGATAAGGCCATCTGGTTAGATGCACCTGAGCCAAATTGAGCCGCTTGGTTTTGCGCCCCCATGTTTGCCGCCGCCGCTTGATTTGCGGCTGTTGCACCAAATTGTCCAGCCTGATTTAATGCCGCTTGGTTTGCTAAGTTTGACTGTTGACCAAATCCAGCAGTAGTTGTGCCAGCCGCTAGATTTGCATTCTGGTTAGCCAATGCCGCTTGCTGGGCTGTTCCTATATCTTGCATAGCCATCTGCTGTGCTTGCGTGTATCCAGCTTGTCTGAGGCCAGATGCAGTTCTTGCCGCTTGATCAGCGAATGCACGATTTGTTTCAGCCTCGGCAATGCCCTGACGAGATCCGCCAAATGCATTCGCAGATGTTGCCTGAGCGCCTAATTGGTTTTGAGCCATTAGTCTTGATCGCTCGATGTCACCCAATGCCTGATCTACAACTTGGCTTTCAAATGGATTTGTGTATGCGCCTAAGTTAGTGTTTGCCAATTGACCAGCTTGCACGTTTTGAGCTGTGACTGTCGGAGATTGTCCGATGGTGGACGCCCCGTAATTTGCGCTGGTCATTGCGCTTGGGTTGTATCCTGTAGCTGATGCGTTTGCCGCATTATATGCAGTTGGCCTTACAGCCATTGGAGCGTAATTCATCGCCGCCTGAGTGCCTTGCATAGCCTGCTGTAATCCACCAGCCGCCGCTTGGTTAACATTAAAGTTACCTTGTGGGGCTAATGGCTGTGGTTGCGGTCTGCCTCTTGGGTCAGCATACAGGGGCGCAGATGCTATTTGCCCAGCGCCACCCATATCTTGAGGTATGCGTGCGCCATATCCTGCCTGAAATTGCGGCTCAGTGCCACCCCTTCTCATTAAAGGGGGTTGACCACTCAACGACCCAACTTGACCACCCATCGGCCTCATTTGTCCACCACCAGCCATATTAAGCCTCTTTTCTTTTAAAATTTGTCATCTTATTCATTTAATAATAACTATCACGTTCTCTGTCTATTTGCGCTCTTGACTCTGCTTGCCTAGCCATCTCTTTTTTCAAAGCAGAGCTTTGTGATTTACCAGCTCCACTACTTTTTGCTACGGCTTGTTGTGCTGGTGTTGGCATGGCTGGTTGTATCTGTGAAATCGTCGGTAAATTGTTTGCCAATGCTTTTTTGTAGGCTTCATCCGCAAGTTTTTTATTGTATGCAGTTTGGAAATCAACACCTTTTCCAAAGTCTAACGCGCTGACAACTTCTGCACCCATATTGGCGAGTGTACTTGGTATACCTGTCAGATTTGATATATTGCCTTTTATCAAAGAGCCGCCGTAAGAGCCTCCAACATTGTCTGGGCGCGGCAATAAATTTCCGCTTTCATCTTCATAAAACCCCTGCAAGAAACGACCATTTGATGGGTTATTAAAACTTGTTGGCGTAATATTTGTAATGTTTTTTATGCCATCCATCATACCCATATTAGCGACGCCCATCATATTCATGGCTATATCTTCCTGAGCAATTCTTTGAGCTTCTGATAAATTATTTCTTTGCTCAGATGTCATTGTATTGCCGATAGTGTCTGTTCTTGGGTTGTAGTTATCAGAAGATATAACGTCAGCTAAATCTTGCATTTCTTGCACGCCTAGCTTTGCCCCAAATGAATTATTCTTGGACATTTCATCTAATAATCTCTGGTAATTATCATCACTGCGAGATTTGCGCCTCATGGCAACCATATCTTGAACAGCAGGATCTACATTCATTCCACCTAAGTCACCTGACGGGGCTGGCTGTGTCGCCATAATTGGAGATCCATTTGCGTCGTATCCAATTACAACATTTCCAAACCCGCCATTTGGATTATTATAATACGAGCTGTTTGACCCATAATCAGTAGTGTTTGGCCTAAAACTTGGGTTTTGCCCTTGCATCTCCATAGCAACACCGCTTGCTGGGCTTGCTGAATAAGCGCCACTTGGATCAAATCCAGTGTATGGATTTACAAAAAAACTATCCAGTAATGCTTTTTGGTTTGGCCTAAAGTATCCTAATGTGTCCACTGCATCTTGGAACATTGGAGCTGACGAGTAACCTGTCACACCATTTGCGTAAGTTTGTGGCGCACCCATATTCCCCATAATATCTGTCGGGCTTCTCGGTGTAGCCATACCAAATGCGTCTGCTACATCAGCCGTATTTTGAAACGCCGCCTCTTGCAATGGAACAAATGATGCAACATCTGCGCCGTAAAATGGCGTAAAGCCAACCTGAGATATTGCGTCAGCCTTATCTAAGTTGCGACGCGCCGCCCCTTCAATATAGTCTGGTACTCGAATTTCTGATGTGGTTGAACCACCTTTTCCGCCTGACATTATGTTAGCTCCTTAATATACGACGAATGTAGCTGATCCCAGCCATGATCCGATAGTGGTTTTTTCCATCCAGCTCGACCCGTCATCGTCAGGGCTGAACACCCTTGAGCTTTTGCCCAATTAATTACATCAGTGTGCATATCCATTATTTGATCCAACTCGCCGCCGCCAAGAAATATATTTAATTGCTTTAATTTAGGATATACCACAATTTCTGACACGATGCACCCCCTCGGTGTAGGCCAAAGTTGCATTGTGCCAGACTTAATCCCTTCAACTACATGAATAAAATCGTGAGTACCGCCAGAATACTCTAATGCGGCTTCGATCCATTCCCTGCAATTTTCGATTAATTCATCAATTACCATGAACCACCTGTCAATGTTACGCGCTTCCAAATGTGAGCTGACCCATCGTGAGCCGCAGTGCATACATAAATATATGATGCATCCCAAGATATTAATCCAGCCTTATCTCCAGCTACACCCACACTAGATGCAGGAATTGCATTCTTTAATATAATTTCACGAAAAGCGCCTGATCTACTTATAATTGGGTATAGGTTTACCCTGTCCCACATAAGAGTTGCGTCATCTGCCGCATTCTCGTCACCATTTTGTTGAACCAATGCAGATCTAGTTTGTGATAAATGCTGGACAAGCCTTCGACCCCATGTGCGCCAATCATTGCCAATAACGTCTGGAGCTTTTTGTGGCTGTTCGCTCATCTCGCCCCACCAGATGTAACATTAAGTCTATTTATACCGACACGCCAATCACCTAATGAATTTGCGTCTATTCTTAATTTTACTTGCCTGCCTGTAAATCTTAATGAAGTTGGGTTAGACATGGAGAACGCCCCATATGATCTTTCAGTGCCATTCGGGTAAAACCTCGTCTTAAATGTAACTGTCACGTCACCCTGCGTCTTTTCATCTGGGATCATTTCTGTGACTGACATTACGCTCTCGCCAGTGCCTAGCGCAATTGATCCGCTTTCAGCAAATGGCGTAAGTGAGCCATAATCGAAGCCAACCTCATGCTCGTATAGTTTATTGTTTTCTGCGCTTGCCCATATTGGTTGGCGGAATGTACCCATATCATAACCAGCAGTTCTGCCTAGTTCGCCAATATACCAAGTATTCTCAACGTAATTATAAACGCAATATCTGTCATTTTCTACAGATGACCCAGATGGGTAGAACCAGAATATCTCGCCGTAAGTGCTGTTTGTTACTGCAAAAGTTTTTGATATTTGTGCGCGATTTATATCAGAGAATACATAATCTGATATTTCGCTTTCAATTTGCTGTACTGCGCCGCCAGCATACCCATAGAATGAGTGATTGCCCATCCAGAATGCACCCTGATCAACTGAAGCCACAGCCTCGTTTGCAACTAATCCGCAACTCGCTCCGACACGCTCAATACCATAGACATATGGTGCGCCAATATAATTAGCAGTGTGGGCGTCCATACTTGTCAGTATTAGCGTTTGGCCTTGCACTCGTATGCCAGCCATAATTCTGCCACTTGTGTTTAGCTCTAAATCACCAGCTTCATTTGTTGCGGCTGGCGTCCATGTGGAGCTATCTTCCCTGTCACACCATTGCACCTTACGTTGATTTCCGCCAGCGCCTAATGCGAACAAAAATCGCTCCTCAGTCACAACAATACCTTCATTGTTTGTCGGCGCATTTGACAATACTGCGGCTGGTGTAGAGTTATTTATTTGCCACTCGTAAATTTTTCCATCATCTTCATTGCACGCGACAAGGTATTCGCCCCATGTATCTAATGACCAAGTTGTTGCAGGCTGTATTCGCGCTGTATCTGGGCGAGCCACGCCATAAGCATATTGCCCAAAGTAACTGCCACCATACCCTGTAAATGCCTCGGCGTCTTCACGTCCAGAAGTTAATCCAACTGGTGTTATGTCGTGGCGCACACCCTGAGATGTCCAAGTATAAAGTTTGTTATATGTGCCGCCAGCAATGAAACGATCTTGATCATTAGCAATCCAAGTAATTAACCCACGAATTTTAGCATTAGCCGCCGTGTCTGATCTAGTACGCCAACCACCCATCGGGCGCATTGTGCCATCAACCCAGCGAATTAAATTGGCGTCACGCCAGCGCCCAGATGCCTGTAATTCAGTACCATTTCGGTAAATGCCAGCGGGGATGTCTAATGGTATTAGTGGCATATTTACCTCATTGGTCTAAGTTACTGTGACTATAACATATTTTTATGCTTATTAACAATATAGCCTTTAGGTTGGCTTTGTAGGCCAAGTAACTGTGTTAGGAAATCCAGCTTGTGCTGGTAAAATAAGTAAATCAGTTCGGTACTGTGTCCACTCTGCTTGTTTAGCGTCTGTTAGTTCAGCCCAGCGCAGAGGGTTAGTTACTATAGGGTCTACTTCTTCTACCAACTTTTGGTCACGTTCTGCTCTTAAACCAGCCGACAGTTCTGCATCTAGCTCTGCTTGAGTAGGTGCTACATACGCCGCATAGCTTGAACCAATAAGCCCAAGCAATACGTCGTTATCTACAGTAGTGTCTGTATCAACGGGGTCTAGTCCGTAAGGTATCCACCCAAACTCTGGATGGTTAATCTCTACTTCAAATGCTGTATTTTCTGTGTTTAGTGATTGTGCGTTACGCACCTCTGTTATTGTTACTTGTGGCATAACCGCCTCCTATTTTTATTGTTATTCATTAAGATACTCTGCAAAATAGTGTAGTACCAAATCGACTGTTTGCACCAGAACCAATACCCATAGACCGCCATGTTCCTGACAAGGCAGTACCACTGTAGTTATCGCCGTAAGCTTGTCTACTGTAAGGATAAGTACCTGTACCTGTAGCTCTAAGGTCACTTCCCGCGTAGGTTGAACCAAAACTAGTACCGCCGCCAACAGCATTTCTATATGCCCAACAATAACTACCAACAGTATCATGTGTTGTCGATGGTGTACCAGCCGCGCCTGTTGCGCCAGTTGCACCTTGCGAACCAGTTGCCCCCTGTGAACCTGTTGCACCTTGTGAACCTGTTGCACCTTGTGCGCCTGTTGCACCTTGTGCGCCAGCCGCGCCAGCCGCGCCTGTTGCGCCTTGTATCCCCTGTATACCTTGTGCGCCTGTTGCGCCAGTTGCACCTTGCAAAGCCGCGTTGGTAATAGTCTGCTTTTCCCATGTACCAGCCGATGCGTCATAGACGGGGATAAAGTCACCACCAACTGCATCTGTGCCTGTAGCTAATGCAGTTAAAGCCGCCTTTACATTTGTTACATCTGTTACATCTGCACTGGCCTCAATGCCGTTTAGTTTAGAATGGTCTGCATCCGTAAACACATTACTATCACTAGCCGCCTCAACTGCGGCGCGTATTTCTGCATTTGTTTGATCTGCTGTTGCGCCACTTTCAATTCCATCTAACTTAGTGCCATCCGCCGCAACATCACGACTATCAACAGTACCGCCAACTGTAATATTTCCAGTTGCGCTTATTGTTGTCCCTGCAATAGTTGACGCAGAGTTTGCACCAATTGGCGTTCCATCAATTGATCCAGAGTTAATATCAATACCAGTGACAGGCGTTGAGCCATCCAAAAGATTATCGATGTTATCTAAGTTGGTATTTATCTTTGTACCCCAAGTATCCTCGGATGCGCCGACCTCTGGCTTTACCAGACTGTATGTGGTTGTTGTAGTATCTGCCATGTTAAACTCCTATAGTTGGCCTTGCGACCTAATATCATTCAGCGATGTATGTGAAAGACGCAAGTTAGGCGCTGTCTGAATAGTGCCACAAAAATGCTTCAATTGCAACATCATGCGGCTGTCCATATTTCTGTTACTTTTGGTATTGTTTCCCACTTCTCAATTGCATTGCAAGATGTGGAAGACGTATTAATTATTGTGGTATTTAGTAAAAACACCCTATTGCAAGTAGCATCAACATTACTTGAGGTATTTATAATTGCTGATCTAGCAAACGTGCCAAACCCATTTGAGGAAAAACTCGATGTCGTAACTATTTGTGGGCTTAATAATCTAACCCTATCGACTGAGCTTGTGAATGTAGACGCAGGCGTTATGCTTGAGCTTCCTTGAAATATTTTTTCTGATGCACAAGTTATTGAAGATGTTGTGGATATTGCAACACTAACGCTTACAACAAATACGCCAGACGCCGTTGCAGACAACGTAGGCGAAATTGTAGCAGAAGATTGCCTATCTCTCTCACCAGATATCACTACGCCAGATGTGGTTGCCACAATAGAAGACGCAACTCTCACACGCTTGCCAGCCGAGGCAGTAGAAGAAACAGTTGAAACTAAAGTTGATGATGCCCTAACCCTATCTATACCAACGCCAGTAACGCTTACTGTAGATATAGTTGCACTTCTTGCAAATGTAACATTAGGAACAACTGTAGTTGTACTCGCTTGCGGTATAGCTACAGATGTATTTCTTGTTAAATTATAGGCTGAAGAAATAGCTAAATTATTAGATGATGTTGCAGAGCCAACTGCTGTTTTAGCGCCAGCCGCAGAAACACTTGCGGCTGGTGAAATTGTTACTGAGGCGTCCTTGACTGCTCCATCAAAGCCGAATGTATGTTCGCCATATAGACTGTAGCCGTAGCCACCTCGGTAAACTGTCATTTAATTTACTCTAAAGTAATGTCTAAATCACCAGCAGGAACGCGGAATACGTCGCCAGTATCAATTGCCTTAGACGCAGACAAAGCCGCGTATGCAATTAGGTTTCCGCCTGTTGCCGCATCAAATACTCCAACGTGTGAAACTGTTCCATACGATGCAGTCGCAGTAGGGTACTCAACAGCGCCAGAATTTGTAGCTGTATTACCTGACACTGAAAATGCAACTGATTGACGTGCATATGCGCCGCCAGATACTTCAGTACCACCACCAGTATCACTTGGTGCGGCTGTATATAATGCAACGTGCCATGCTGTCGGCCTTGTTACAGATGATGTAGTAAACACATAGTTTAATACTCTTGTTTCAAATTCATTAGAAAAACTCATTTTAATATGCCCTTATTTTTAGACGACGACCAGAGCCGCCGTATTTAGTTTGATCGCTGACAGCGTTTATAGCGTCAACAGCGCTTTGATACAAAGCCGCCCAAGTAGTAATTCGAGCGTCTTCTTTTAAATATGGGGCTGAGTGTACCAAAGCTCCATACAAATAAGCATCTGGATATTCGTCCAGAAGCCAATTAGTTGTATTACTGTCAGATAATGCAGGGATCTTCTGGTAGTAATATAATTCTGCGTTGTATACGCCATCTGGCGCTGGGTGTACTTGCAACTCGCCAGCAGTCATTGCGTAGTATTGTGGATTGCCTGATACATTTCCACGCTTGTATTGTCGATCAAGTAACTCAGCTTGTGATATTAATTCTAGTGGGTTTGTGTTGCCACTCGTAATATGAAATCGAATAGGCTCTAAAAGATCCGCAGGGATTGCGCTGTATTTTGTGTCAATCTCAGCAGTGGATCTTGTTTCCATTTTCCAGTGGCGTAACTTTCGATTTAAATCAGTCTCAGCCAAAGTTATAAATGTGCTAGACACAGAAGTAAGGTCATCACGATTAAGAAAATCTGTGAGTGTCGTTTTTAATTCTGCGTATGTTGTTATTGGCATTACAATAATCCCATATTATTTTTGCGAGTTAACTCTTTATTGTTTAACATATTATACCTTAATAAGCCAGTACCCCTGCGCTAGACATTAGTTCTTTCATTTTATACAAATATCGCTATAGTTATTTTTATTAGAGGAGAATAAAACTATGCATAACGATATAATACTAGATTTTGAAGATATACCAGAAATTGATATGGATCTAGCTAGAGAGCTGATAATACTTAAAGCTAAAGATTTAGGATTAGAAGACGAGGATCTTAACGATCTTGATGAGGTAATCTGCAAAATGCTCAGAATTAAAGACGCAGAGCCGTTCATTTTTCCATCCTAGATAAATAATTTAAAATACCTTCTATTCTTTCTGGCGTCATCATCACTGCTGGCATCTTTGTTTTTATGGCGTGAGTTATGTTTGCTGAAGTTAATGGATAGCCACGTTTATCTAACTTTCCTTCCATTGCATTATATATATCATCAAATATATATTTTTGGGGTACAGGAGGTAATGACCCAAAGTAATCGCCTGCAATTTGTGTATTGTATGTTGAGTGAGGAACACTAGCTACAGGCAAATTGCCTTTTTTTGTGTTTGATAATAAAGGAGATGTTGTGTCTATTTTTGCCGCGCCTAACCCAAACATCCCTGCTGGCATATCTGTTTGCGTCGCATCAGTTACGCTATACCTAGCTAAACCTGAGCTTGGAAAGCCCATCTCTTGAAATGGTTTACTATCTAATAATCTTATAAATGATTTTCTTTTAGGTGACGTTGTCGTTTCTAGCCATTCCCTGATATTAGGCGATAATACACCAACAAAATCAGGATCAATTGATTTCATAATTTCATCAACTTCTTTAGCAGATTTTTTAGTTATTGGGGCAGACTTTATAAGCTCCCCCATTGATGCACCTGTCATAGTTGCAAAGTCGTTAGCGTCTGGAGACATACTTCCAGTAACCCCTAGCACATCCGCACCATCAAATTTTTCAGAGGCTATTTTAGATACATCATCAATTCTTTTAATAATGTTCGAATTTGAAGCCCAAATTGCTTTATCTTTTTGTGCGGCAAGGCCACGCATAAAGTCCACGCCGCCCTCAGTATATACTGGCTTGTCGTATACAATATCGTTAATACCTTCGACAAGAAGCCCACCTGAGCTTCTGTCTCCATAAAATGGTAAAACAACTTTGCCCTCAGTCTCTTCCCACGATTTTGCAACTCTAGGTAATTTTTCTTTAAGGTCTTTAGCTTTAACTTCAGTTTCATCAATGTAAACATCTTTCATCCTTACTTTTTGATAACCAAGTGGGTCTAATTCTCCTTTAACTGCTTTTTCTGCTGGTTTTCTTAATTTAAGATTACCAAACGTAGACCCCAGCGCATTTGGATCAACTTCAACGCGATCAACTACATCAAGTAAGCCTCTTGCAACTTTCTTAATAGGCGCGGCGGCGGCATCGCCAATAAGTGGCACTAAGCCAATTAGAGATGCACCAGCTAAAACAGCAACCAATCCATAGTTAGGCTCTGGCTTTTGTATTTCGTCGTATATTTCCTTAGCCGCCATAGCATCACCAATGATCGGCGTGGCTTCAGCTACAAACTTTGCGGCGTCCATTGCGGTAAAGCTCATTGGCTCTACTGCAAGGCGCTGGCCTTCATTTGCGTAGCCTGCGTAACTTTGTTGATCAAGCAGTCCCATCAAATATTCCATCTAGCATCTGTTGTATTCTAGGTGACATTTCCCTGCTAGGCGTTCTTGCTTCATTTGTTGCGTTATACAGCGCCATTAATTCAGATAGGCCATCTGGGTTAAGCATAACCCTCTTATAATCTTCTGGCTCGTTATTCATCTTATATTCCAGTAGCTCTATAAACCCCTGCTTGTTTGCAAGATTAGATCCTTGAATTATGCGAATTACTTCTGCTGGCAGAATGTTTGACATTTCAATAGGCTGATCTGGCTGGACGCCGTATGGCATTGAATAACCTTCAACCATATCACTGTTTGCCATCATGCTACCATCTGGCATTCTATGATACCCAGCAGATCCGCTAAATGAAAGTGGATCATTGCCAGCAAAATTGGCTTGGCCTAACGTGCCGTAGCTTGTCTTTTCGCCGATACGATCCATTGCAGATGTGCCATCTTGATTGACCAGCAATCCATCACGATATTCAAATTCGTCATTAGGCGTCAAGAAATTTGCAACACGCTCCGCAAAGCTATTGCGCTTGTTACGCTTGCCCTCGTCAATTTGATTGAGGAAATTTAGTATACCTTTATTTACCATAGCCGCCATTCAAGCACATACCTTTGGCCTTGCAGTTAGACTTGGTAGGGCATCCCTTGCATGTTTTCATGATACTGCCTTTATATATATTATGCGACCATATCACAATTCATCTATTGACGCCAGTATGTTACGCATTCTTTCTGAGAGCTTCCACTCGCCAGCTTTCCACCTTGCGGCGTGCTGTGCATCCTGCAAAGATAAACCGCGTTGCACATACTGCCTTATCCATTTAGCCATCAATAAATTTTTCATCTTGGGTGACAAATTTAAAAATTTTTTTTTCATGCAATTCCCTTTAAATTGCGCTTAATAGATTTATTCCAGTTATTATTATTGCCAGACAATGCAGTCGTCGCATCTGAGGCCATTGTCAGGCAGAGTGCATCTGCGAGATCTGGTGATTTTAGGCCACGCTTACGCATTGTGTCTTTGCCCTCAGCCTTCAACTTGCCTGACGACGTGAAGCTATACCTAATGCTGGTTAACTCAGCTAAGAGCTGTTCGTCCTTTGGCAATTTGCAGGATCTATCTTCCAGCCAGCCTTTTGTCTTAAACCACAGCTCGCTACGCAAATTCATGTAAGTCTTGCCCAGCGCTGGAGCTTCGCCAACATTAATGCCACGAACAGGCATACCCAGCTCACGCAGTCTATCAACTACACCGCCGCCAACACCAATGCTATCTACAAGTATTTCGCTTGGGCGTAGACTTGGCTGTAAACTTTCATATTCCGCCATAACTCGACCCACAGTTTGCATAAGATCCAATCCCTGCCACGCCTCAATATCTGTGACGACGTTGCCGTACCTCTTACATAATGCAGTTTTGTCAGTTCCAAATCTGGCAACGTCTAATCCCCAGATTGGCTTTTTGTCTGGCGTTATCTCAATATCTCTATGTATTGCACTTTGTGCCAAGTGAAATGGTATGATCGTATCGTCATCAGCTAATGGAAACTCGCCAAGTACGCGGATGCGAAATGCATTGCTTTCCTCGCCGTATCGCTCACGCATTTCCTCAACAAACTCTTCCGATACAAGTGGGCTGTCGATGCACGACCATCGCCTCGTCCACCAGCTCTTTGATAATCTGGTTTGCGTTTCGTAAAATGTGCCAGAAGATCTTGTTGGGTTTGACAATAATAGCGTGGTTGCGCTGTGACCAGACATTGACCCAGCCGCCGCTTCGAAAACTTTCTCAGGCACACCAGATGCCTCGTCAACTACCAATAGAACATTCTCGGAATGCACACCAGCTAATGCCTCTGGCGTTTCTGCGCGTGACGTTCTGGCAGATATAAATGCCTCGGATGCGGCTGACGTTAATTCTACACGATCTGATTTGGTGGTAATCAATTGCTGTAGATGGGGTGGTAACTCGTTAATCCATCGTTTTAGCTCGGCAAACAATGCGTCAAACAATTGGCTGGACGTGGGCGCTGTGACGACAACCTTATTTGGGAAACGCAGAAGCAAGTACCAAAGCATCGCCCAAGATGCCGAAGTTGATTTTCCTGTACCATGCCCAGACCTGACAGACATTTTACGCTCGCCAGTAGCTATGGCATTGAGAAACTCTTCCTGATAATCGTATGGTGTAGCGCCCAGCACTTCTTTAACAAATAACACTGGATCGTCACGATAGCGCAAAACAAATTCTGTTAACGGGTTATCACTCATCTGATACATCCTCATAATCTGCGTCAATCGTTTTGGCTTCGCGTTCCAGATCTTCTTTATGGATAGCCGCCAAGTCAGAATTAACTTTGCGTAGGGCGTCTAGGTGCATGTCGCCAACTGAGATATTCACGTTTGTCTGTGGCCTCGTGCCATATCTATCTTGGTTGTACGAGCTTGCCATAAATTTACGCCATTGCACCTTCTCTCTCGTGGCGGCTATTTCACTGCTTGTCGAGCCACCATCCAAATCATCTACCATTGTTAAGCCCTGCTCGACTAAAGCATCTGCGGCGTGGCGTCTGGCTTCNTTCATGGCCTTCTCATATTCTGGCACTTTATTCAGTGACGAGCCAAGGTATTGTCTGGAACATCCATATTCTACAGCCATTTTCGTCAAAGTATTACCTGATGCGATTTGCTCAAACAGGTATTCAACTCCGCCTTTCTTCTCGACATCTGAAAGGATCTTCCTGCGTAATGCCTTGCCAGCCATTAATATTCTCCAATTTTTTTTAAATTTTACAATAGGTAAGTGTTATATTGCAAGGGGGTCTAGGGGGTCACTCGTGTGTGTGAAAATGTGTACAAACAACCCCCCGATTTTTCTACACAGGGGGGGGTCAAAAAATATGCTAAATCGGCTAGTTTCGGGTAAATGGAACAACGCATAGCTCATAATAGCCTTATTTTACTGTAAAACAGCCTAACCTATTGTAATCATTAGATAAACTGTAGATTTACCCTATAATGTCCGATAATGTATATTATGTTAACTTTCAGATTATCAGGACGATTGACATATGAAATGCTATCTGCTACGCGCTCACGCGCCTGCAACGACGCTCGTATGCGTTTTGTCACGCTCAATGCTACCAATAATTAATGCAGTAATCTGCTTGTCTCCTCAGCGTGTTGATCATGTAATTCAATGAGAGCCTCTGCTAATGACTGTATGACAACCTCAGCCCCAACTACATGCAACCTATCTGTTATGAAGTCGCATAACATATCCAGCTCTTGATCGTTCTCGTCAGTATTCCTGCAATGAAGATCTAATGTTAGTTTGATGTTAAAGTCTGTCACGTCAATTAACCTTGTTATGTGACCGCGTAGCTAGGAAGAGGAGATGTGCTACGCGGTCTAGTCTAGTGGGAAACATGCTATAAATGCAAAAATAGCACGTTTGTAGGGAGGAGAACCCACTAGATACAGTATGCCTCATGAAAGGCGTTGTTTCAAGCCTATACAACCTCATTTCCCAGCTCGTGAGCCAGCGCGAGGTATCCACACCCATCAATCGAGCTATCAGCGTGAGATCCGTTGCGTAACCTCGCAACCTTCAACAGCGCCATCATGTTTGCCACATCAAACGCCGTGACATCTTTGCCAAGATAAGCGCTCCACATTTGTGCTATACATCCAAAGTTATCAGTCGCACTTCCGTACTGCCTCGCCCTA